GGTGTAGGGGATGGTTTCGCTTGCGATAATCGCTTTGTTCATCCACCCTGCCTCAACCACCTTCAACTCGGACTTGAGTTTGTTGAACTTGGTGTCCCTCAAAGGTGCAAGGGTAACGTTTACGAAGTTGTAGCCTCCGACATACGAGTAGATGTCCGCTGCTTGAATGCGTCCGTAGTTCGGGTTGTTTCCTTGGTCGCTGATTATCTTTTCGTAGCCCTCGTAAACGGGGTTGTTGTCGTTCCATCCTCCGAGATAGAGGCGGTACTTGCCGTCCAAGTTTGCGTCCCAGCGTAGTTTCTGCATCCCTTCTCGTAGCAGTTCCATGTCCTCGCCATGCTGCGCACCACCGAACCATCCGAACTTGACGAGGTGTTTGTCGGGTTCTTCTTCGGGGTTGGGAATGAACTGCTGATAGGCTTCGTAGGGTTCGTTTTGTAGAATGCTCACATTGGTGTTTAGAGGCCGTATGCGGGCAGCAAGATGCTCGGTGGTACAGGTAACCCAATCAGCCAATTTGATGTGCTTACGGATGACCTCTGCGAGTTTGGTTTGGTGATAGTGGCGGTACATGATGTGGCCGCTCTCAAGAACCCAGTAGTCGTCCAAGTCAAGGATGACTTTCGCCCCGAATTGGGTCAGGGCTTTGTAGACATTCTCCACCTGCTCCATGGTCCCCTGACACCACAAACGGCTGAACAGGAACAGGTCAATTGAACGAAGCCCCTCGTCGCTGATGGTCGTGATGTTCTCCACGCACACATAATCGAATTCCGGGTAGTTGTCGCCCAAGTATGCGTTCGGCATTTCGAGGCGGTAATAACTGCACCCGGTTGGATGGGCGTTGTAAACGATGCAAATCTTCATGGGGTAAAAATAAGAAGGGCAGCCATTGCTGACTGCCCCTCTCAAACCTCAGTGATGAAAACCTGATGCGAAGATACTACGAACCGAGTATCTGCGTAGTCGATGGTGTAAAGACTGTTGATGCGATTAGGAACATCGGGTCAGGCTCCATCCCGGAAAGCGTTATTTCGTAGCCGTTTCGGTCGCCAAAGGCAGTACCACTTCCAGCGGTTCCAGCGGTTGCCTCAAGGCCATTTATAGCACCCAGCAACCAGTAACGACTGTTGTTGTCTTGAACGATGACGATGACTTTACTACGAGCGAGCAAACGGAGTTCATTGCGGACTGCGACTTGCATTTTGTTGATGGTGAAGGTTACTTCAGGTGAGTAGAAGATTGTGCCATTCTCCATGCTTGCATTCAGCGTTTCCGTCATGGACGAAGTCGCCTTGGTCAAGTCGTATTCAAAAAAACCGCTTGCATTGTACCCGGTGAACCCCGTAACCGCACCTGAAAGGTTAACGTTGCAGGACCCGGTAGAAATCCAATTTTGGACGTAAATTGTTTTGATTCCACCTACGGAATCACGGCAGCCGAGGGCGTAGCCAGTTGTTAGGGAGCAGGACATATGTGTATTTGGGTTTTAAGTTTCAAGAGAACAAAAAAGCGAGGGGAGGTTTCCCTCCCCCCTACACATTAGGTCAAGCGGAAGTCAACAACCAAGTCTGGATACGCTATTTGTACGCCTGCTTTGAAGGCTGCGATACTCCGTACTTCGTCTAGGTCCCTTGAATAAAAAATCGAGAACTGCTCCTCGTCGCTCAAAAGGTCCGTCCCGTAGAAGAAGTTACCGAGGTAAGATGCAACGATGCGGTTGGTGTTGGTCAAGCCGGGAACCGCGATGACACGGACGTTTGTGCCGGGATAGATGATGTCCCCGTCAGCAAGACCAGCCAAGTCAACTTGGTTGTACATAACGCCTGTGGAGGCTTTGAAAGCACCAATCAAGGTACGGAAGTTGTTCCAACCGCAGAAAATTACGAGGTCCGTCTTGGTCAAGATGGCCTGCGGAATTTGGTTGTAGATTCCGTCAAAGATGGAAATCACGTTGCTTGTAGTGATACCAACGGAGGCAGAAACCGCACCCGTGTTACCGCTGATGGTAGAACCCGATGCAGCGTTCAACAACTGGTTAACGCCTGAAAAGTAAGCGTTGCCCTGCCAAATTGCAGTTTCCAAAGCCTCGGCAATGCGGAGAGCCTTCTGCTCGGCAAACGCCTGCTCGAAAGGAACGCCTTCGTACATTGAACCTTGGGTCAACTGGGTCTGCATCCAGTACTGCTCCAAGGAGCGAGGACACAAAGTTTCCATGACCTTCATACGGCCAACGGTGATGACACGCTGACTGAATGTGGTTGTGCCTGAACTCGTGAAACCGCAAGTATCACCGCCTTGAATCAAAGCATCGGTGTCCATGAGGTTGAGGGCAGCAGCGAACTTGATGCCCACCTGCTTGGTGAACAGGGCTGCTGAACGAGCGGAGAATACCGCTTTGGTGATGAGAGGGAGCCTCTCTTGGTCGGTGTAGGCAACTAAATTGCCAAAATTGTATGCCATGGTTAGTGGTGGGGGTTTAGGGGTTTAGTTTTTTTTGAGTGATTGAAGTGCTTGTGCGAGAGCGTTGAAGTTCTGCGATGCAGCAGCCTTGCGTTGCTCAACGATTGCGGAACCGCTGGCCTTGGGGGCTTCGGCTGGGAGTTCGGAAACCTTCTCGACGATGTCGGCCATGGTTTCGACCTGCGATGCGAAGGCAGACATTTTCTCTTTCATCTTGCCCATCTCGGCATAGGCTGCCTTGAGTTCTTCCATGATGGCTCCGAGGTGCTTGGCTACAATGGCCTCAACGACTTCGGGGGTCATGGCAGGATAGGCTTCCTTGATTTCCTCGGTAACCTCTACGGCCACTTCGGGAGTGATTTCAGCAGCAACGGGCAAGGCTTCGATTTCGGGGGTTGCTACTTCGGCAGCAATGACCTCAACGATCTTGCCTCCTTCGGTCTTGATCGTGCCAACGCCTTCGACAACGTGTTCGCCATCAGGCGCAGGGAGAGTGCCGTCCTCGGCTACAACGTAAACGGCAGTCCCGGCAACGAGGTCCCCGTCAACACGGACAACCGTGCCATCGGTCAACTTGTAGTCAGCGAAGGACTGCTTTTGGGTGCTGAATTTGCGGAGTTCAGTCCGCAGGGATTCGATTGCGTTTTTCAGGTTCATAGTTAGTGGGATTTGTAGGTGGGGGTTAATTGTTGCAAAAAAGCGGTTAATTCGTCAGCAAGGCCAGCGAGTGCGACCTCCAGTTCGGATTCGGTCTTGTCCATTCCAAAAAGGCCTTCAACGGAGAAACCCCGGAACAGGTTGCGGTTGTCCCACACCTCGTCGTTCTCAACCTTGAAGGAGCCGAACCAAGAGCCATCGGGGGTGTCCTCGTAGCCCTTGGGTGGCATGATGCCACGCTCGGAGTCGGTGATGTAACTCTCGAACATGAACACGCCATCCAGTTCAGCATTGTGGTAAGCGTTGACGTTGTGCTGGTTGCCTTGCTTAAAGTACTTCTGCACGATTTTGCGGATGGTCGCTTTGTCGAATACGACGTAGTATTCCCCGTAGGTTTCGTCCTTCCGAAAGATGGGAGTGTCTGCAAGCATGAGAGGGCCAGTAAGCACTCTCCGTTCGCCTGTTTCGGTGAACTTCTGCTTGGCTTGGCTGAAGGCTTGGAATGGCCGTTCGATGGCCGGCATATCGGTCAGGGCCACGAATTGGACCCCTTCATCCACCTCGTCCACGGTCATTCGGTATATGGGTAGTTCCATAGTGGTAAATGTGTTTAGGCTCCAAGAGTTGCAAATTCCTCCAACCTCCGTACTCTGCGAGTGCTTTGGGTGATGTCCCTCTCGACCACATAGGCTCGCATAGGGGATGAGCCTTGGCCTTGGCCTGCCGAGAGTTCGCCCGTCCCGAGGTTGGTCGTTTGTGGGTTTGCGAAGATGGGAGGAGGTGCTGCGCTTGCTCCTGCACCCGTTACGTCTGCACCGGGTGAGCCTGCACCTGCTCCGCCTTGGAATTGTTGGGCCTTAATCTTGGCGACGTTTGCAAGACCAGCAGCAAGAGCAAGACCTGCTTCCACGAACCTTTGCCCGGGGAACACGGATTCAGTCGGCTTCAAAGCGAGTGCCGAACTGACGGCAAGGTAGGTGTTCACGACGGCTTGGGCTATGGATGCAGCCTTGGCAACATTGAAGGCCCGCTTTTGTGCTGCTTCGCTCTTTCCAGCCGATGCGATGATGATGTCGTTGATAACCGCAAAGGACTGACCGACGTATTTTTCACGCAGTCCAGCAAGGTCTTGCTCACGCTGGGCTTGACCCATCTTGGACTTTGCGTCAGCCGTGTCCACCTGCATCCTCCGCTTGGCTTCGGATTGCATCGCCTTGATTTGCAGTTGCTCCTGTTGGCTCAACCTATCCAACTCCATTTCGTAGAGTTGCAGGTTCAGGTCCTCCACGAACTTGATGATGGCGTTGTTTTCTTCCCTTAGTCGCTCCAAACGCTTTTGGGTGGCTTCTGCTTCCTTGCGTTGGCGTTCTTTGACCTGTGCCTCCCTCTTTTGGTCTGCTGCGATTTGGGCGTTCGTGTGGGCTTCGTATGCATCCCGGTAATTGGACAACGCTGCTTCTTCACGCATCAAAGCGTCCTCCCTCGCTTTCGCTGCGATGGCTGGGTCGGGTAGGTTCAGGAACCTGCGGACCGCTGCGGTGAGGTCGTCCCACTTGGCGATAAGTAGCCCTACGGCTGCGATGGCTGCACCGATACCCGTTGCAAGGAGGGCGATTCTAAACGCCTTCATCGCCCCGGTACTTGCCCCGACTGCGGTTGCGTAGAGTGCTTGTGCTGCTGCTTGGCCTTGGGTGATTAGGATGGAGTCCTTGTTGAGCAGGTTGGCGACCTGCTGCACTCCAGTAGCGAGAGCCATGGCCCCTTGGACCTTGAGTAACGATTTCTGCAAGTCCTCGTTCTCGGACCCGAACAACGCTGCTGCACCTTGGGCGATTTGGAACCCTGCCGTTATCCCCTGCACCGCTGAAACAACGGTGTCAATCCTTACGGTGTCGCTTGCAAGGGTCTTGATTCGCTGCGAGGTGTCCCCGATTTGGTCCTTGAGTTTCCCTGCCTCGGCCTCCATTTGTTTGAACGCCTTCGTGCCTTCTTGTCCCGCCAAGGACATATCAATGAGCGTCTTTTGGAGTTCACGCAGACGCTGCTTCGCACTCGTCGTGCCTTGTGCGGTCGAGTCCTTGATTCCTACTTCGAGGACGATTTCTTTAGTAACTGCCATAGTTTTTTATTTGTCTGCCCATGCTGGTAATCCCGACACAACCTCCAAGACCTGACCTTCCGTTCCTATTCCCAAGTTGACCCAATCGGCTCCGTCCCAATACTTGATGTCGCCCTCTGCATCGCCCGGAGTAAAGCCTGCACCTGCTGGACCGGGGTCGCCCTGCGCACCTGTTGCACCTGTTTCGCCTTGAGGACCCGTAACCGCTGGCAGTTCCTTGACCGATGGAATCGGGGGGACTTCGTTCGGGTAATCCGAGTCCGTTGCCGGAACAGGTCCGTCGTAGGGTAGGTAACCAATTTGCTTGAACACGAACTC